AAAACTAGGACACATACTCAAAGAAATAAAAAGAAAATAAGATGGAAAAATCAGTTTTGAAAAAAGAGTTTGGCAAGAAAGATGTTCAAAGAATGAGGAACATTATCTCTGGCAACACAGGAGCTGCTACGCAGACTCTTGCAGGTTGGGAAAAAAAATATATAGACCACACCGAAGGAGACGTTTGGGAAGAAGAGGGACGCACTTGGACTATAAAGAGTGGAATTAAGCAGAACGTTACCAAACTAGACGGCATAAAAAAGATGGTGGTATTACCGATAGCCTGTCCCAACTGTGGTAAGCACATGAAACTTACAGAAACCAATAAGAAGATGTACTCAATTCACAAAATGTGTTTGGAGTGTGTAGTTAATATGGAGGCCAAAATCAAATTGGAAGGAAATTGGGAAAAGTACGAGAAAGGCATCGTTAAAGCAAATGCCTTGGCAAATCTGGTTGACTTCGAAAAGGCGGTAGATTCCTGGTACGCGGAAAAAGACACATTTGTTTCTGAATCTGGGGAAATAGAAAGTTGGGGAGGCGGAGACAAGACAAAGATGTACGATGAGATCAAGACTAGATTACAAGAGATGAAAAACACCGATATTTATTAATAAAATTTTTATAAATGCCAGCGGTATCTAAAAAGCAACAAAAATTCATGGGAATCGTTCACGGATTACAAAAAGGAACGGTAAAACCATCAGAGGTATCCAAAAAAGCACAAAACGTAGCAAAACAAATGAAACCATCATCAGCGACAGACTTCGCAGCAACAAAACACAAAGGACTTCCTAGTAAAGTTAAGAAAGAAAACGTAGACGGAGCAATAGACACTCTATATATGGTTAAAAAGCCTTTCGATGGCTGTAACGCTAGCTCTTTAGTAGCTCCATTAGATCCTTTACAAGGCGCGCAAGATCAAGCGGATCAAGTTCATGGAGTATTTCCAGACCAAGATCAAGCAATGGCTATCGCTGAAACGCTTTACGAAGAGTATTCACAAAAAATGGAAGCTTTAGAAGAAAAGAAAGGCGCTGTAACAGGCAAGATCTCTTCTGCTATTGACTCTTTAGAGAAAAAAAGAAAAGAACACGTTGACATGGCCAAAGAAGATCCTAAGAACGCATCACAGCACAAAGACAAGATCGCTATGTTAGCTACAAAGATCGACGATTTGATGAGTAAGCTTGAAAAAGTAGAAAGATCAAAGAAAGCAAAAGAAGAAAAGAAAGATAAAGAAACAATTAAAGAAAATGAAGAACCTAAAGCCGCTACTAGTACTAGTGGATTGGCGAAGATGTTTAGACAATTAGCACAGAATTTACCAACTACAAAAGGTATGTCTTCAAAAGAAATTGGAGGTATTGAAAAATTAATTAATACCATTCTATCAAAAGCATCTGCAGGAGAAATTGCATTGGCTATCGGTAAAGCGCAGTTGGCATTAGATAATTCCACTAAAAATGTAGGTGGAAAACCGGCGATGCCTGTAGTTCCTGCAAAAAAACCAAGCGATAACAAATACGCTGCACCGGCCATGCCTGCAGTACCAAAGAAGAGCGGAAATTTTTCACTAAATAACGACAGATAACAAATGGAAGAAGTGGCAAAATTCATATCGAATCTATTAAATAGCCGTCAACAAGCTCACGTATATCATTGGCAAGCAGTTGGAGAGGGCTCTAACGCTGTTCACGAAGCATTAAACGAATACTACGATAAGATTGTTAAAAAAGTAGACGGATTGGTTGAGTCAATTCAAGGCCGTAACGGTATTATTAGAGGCTACAATCTAGAATTTGCAGTTAGAGAAGACAACAAACCGTTAATCTACTTCCAAGCTTTGGTTAAATACGTAGAAGCTGTAAGACAAAGACTACCTCAAGACTCTTACGTACAAAATCAAATCGATGAGATCGTAGATTTATTAGAAACAACTAAGTACAAATTAGAAAATTTAAGATAGTGATTAAATTAGGTGATATTCTTACTGAGATTATTGAAGGCTTACAGGAAGCTAAGTATCAAGGTAGAACTGTTACTCTTAATAAGCCATTTTTAACTCCTGATGGACCTAAAAAGAGATCAGTATATGTTAAGAATGAAAAAGGCAACGTCGTTAAAGTAAATTTCGGTCAAAAAGGAGTTGCAATTAAAAAGCATCTACCTAAACATAGAAAATCTTATAGAGCAAGACACGGTTGTGATAGACCCGGACCAAAATGGAAAGCAAATTATTGGTCTTGTAAAGCATGGTAAAATTATGATAAAATTAAAAGACATACTATTAGAAATGGGCTCGATGACAATCGCGCCTGTTTTAGATTTATACGATCAGAATCCTCAAAAGGTTTCCAGCGTTTTATTTCCAGGTCAAAAGACAAGATCTAAAGACGAAGTAGAAGCTGAATTAAGCGGATTAGATTATAACGAATTCAGTCAATTTAGAGACGAATTAGGAATCGAAGTAGAAGAAAACGCAGAAAGACCAGGATTGTGGGCAAATATTAGAGCGAAAAGAGCAAGAGGAGAAAAACCGGCTAGAAAAGGTACGAAAGCATTTAAGCAAGCAGTTACCGCAGCTAAAGATATTAATAAAAATACTAAATAATGAAACTTAAAGACATTCTTAAAGAGACAGTAGCCGAAATCTCTTATAAAAATTCAGGATTAAAGAAGCCAGACTTAGCTGACTTAGATAAAAATAAAGAAATCTCTTCTTGGGAAAAGAAAAGAGGTGGAGCTATCGAAAAAAACATGAAAACTGAGTTCAAAACGCAAGCACCTAAGAAAGAAGGAATTAGATTTGGTAACGAAGAACGACCAATGGAAACAATGCCATCATTATCAGGTGGAGAAATGCGAGCAATGGCAAATCAATGCGAAAAGTGCGGAGCCGCTATGATGTACGAAGATAAAATGTGCGCAGAGTGTGGGTATATGGAAGAAGACGGCGACGCTACTTCTTTGCCTTCGTCCCTTATTGTTGGTCCAGTTAAAAACGATCAAGACGGATATTCTGAAGGAATGGATCACGAAGTTTCAATGGCAAAAGCCAGTCTACAAAATATTGTAAGCAACGCAAGCGCATTAATGAATAAAATGGGTGACGAAGAGATTGATATTCCAGCTTGGGTTCAAGATCATATTACAAACGCTGACAATTATATTAGTCAAGCAAACGACGGATACTACGAATACGAAGCTGGAGAAGGAAATGAAACTCCTGATCAAGAAGTATACGAAGCAAAAGGTACAGATAAATTTGGATACACTAAAAATGGTCAAGCAGCTGGACCTTTTAGAGGCGCTCAAGGACCAATGCAAATGGCAAGCGGTAATTTAGAAGCGAAAAAGAAATAATTATAACCATGAATCTAGATAAATTAAAAGGCCACATACCAGACAAAGTAATTGAACAGATTCCTGGAGTAATGGAGAAATTCCAAATCAATACTCCATTGAGATTAGCTCATTTTCTAGCTCAATGCGGTCATGAATCTGGTGGATTTAGATTGACAAAAGAAAACTTAAACTATTCGGCCAAAGGCTTGAATGGCATTTTTAAGAAGTACTTTCCAACATTAGAATCAGCTAAAGCTTATGAAAGAAAACCTGAGAAGATTGCTAATAAGGTTTATGGAGGTAGAATGGGTAACGGCGCAGAGTCAACTGGAGATGGCGCTAAATATTGTGGTCGCGGTTACATCCAATTAACTGGTAAAGACAACTACACAGCATTTGGAAAATCAATCAACGAAGACATTGCAACTAATCCAACATTGGTTGCTGACAAATATGCTTTATTATCTGCAGCTTGGTTTTTTAATAAGAACAAATTGCACATAATGGCTGATGGTGGTGCTACTGATGCAGTAGTTACTTCAATCACAAAAAGAGTAAACGGTGGAACTATCGGATTACCTGATAGAATCAAACATTTCAAAGAATATCACGCATTGTTATCATAATGAATAAAGACTTAGACATATTAAAAGCAATTCTTTTGGAAGCCGAAGGCGACGAGAAAGAAGTAGAGAAAAACGACGCTGAAGAAAAGGCAGACAACAGAGCTAGCGAAAAAGACGACAAACCTGATTCCTCTTTCGATAAGGACCCAATGGGTTTTATTCTAAAGAAGTATCACACGTTGAACGAGTTATTGAGTGAATTAATGACTCCCGCTTTTAAGGAATACATCACTGCTATATTCATTCAGTCACCTAAGCCTACTACTTTTAAAATTGTTTTACACAACACTCAATACTTCTATTTAAGTTATATGGGCGATGGCATATACGAAGCTATCATTGCAGGTAAAAGACATTATTTGTCTTCTATCGGTGAAAAGGAAAGAGCAATGAAAGGCATCAGTAGATTGCTACAACAAGGCAGTCCATTAAAAACAAAAGGACCTGAAGGCGCTGAAGAGGGAACAAGACCTGAAGGTGAAGACGACGGTAGTTTAAGCGGAGGAAATAATAACGGAGGAGGAGATCAAACAGCGGGAGCAGAAGCAACAGCTGAACCAGCGGAAGAAGAAAACGCACCAATAACAGAATCAGCTATACTTAGGGGAATTTTAATAGAAGCAAATTTAGCCGCTCCAACTTTATTTAAAGCAATACAAAAAGAACTTGAAAAAGCTAAATACAAAGTAGTACCAGAAAACAAAGGCAGCAGAGGATTAGTATTAAGAACTAATTTTGAAACTTCAAAGAATGTTCAAGCATTAATTGAAAAAACAATAAGTAAACTAATACCTAAAGACGCTTTTAAAGTACAAGAATTTCAAAAAAACCAAGGCGAATCCAAATCGGGTACATATCCTACTTATAAAGTACAACTAACTAAAGCCGTAGATGGTTATAAAAAAGGAGAATCAGTTTTTATAGTAAGCACCGTAAAAGAAGGCGCTTCTACAAAAACAAAAGCATTAACTCCAGTTAAATTGGGGCTTACTACTGGTAAATTTAAAAATGCATTGTCATTAGCTAACACGATTAAAAAAAATGTACCTAATGTTACTAATGATAAATCGCTTAAAGAACTATTAGATAGTTTAGTTGATGACGTATTAAAAGGCGCAGCTAAAGGTAAATTTGCAGACACCGCTGAAATTACTAAATTCGATCAACAAATACCGTTAAGTGAAAGAACTAGAAAGGCACTTACTAAAGTTAGTCCGCAAGATGTTGGAATGATTGGATCAGATTTTGGAGAATGTTTAGGAGCAATTGCATTATTAAAAAGTGTAGTTAACGCTGGATCTGGAATTGTATTTCCAGCCGCCGAAGCCAATCCTTTAGCAGATTTTCAATTAGACGGATTTAACGTATCTGCAAAATACAACAAAGGAGGAGCAGCAACCATAACAGACACAGTAAAAAATATTAAGCCCGAGCAATTAACCACACCCGGACAAAAATCGTTATATAAATTACTTACAACTATTATAAGAGAAGATGGAGTTCAAGGTCCTCTAAGTATTGCAAAAGCATTAAAATTAGACGGAATGGATAAACTCTCTCAAATTATAAAAGTACCGGTTAAAGATATTAATGCGCAGTCTATAAACGATTACCTTAATAAATTACTAAAATCTGCAACTACCGACGAACAAAAAGATGCCATTATAAAAAAGAAATTTGCGCCTTTCTTTGCATCTATTAAAAAAGCGCCTGGTTTTCCTATAAGATGGAGAGACATATCTCCTAAAGCTTATTATGGAGTAATTACTTCTCCATTGGTTAATTACGTAGCGGCTTCCCTAAACTCTAGTAAAGTTTATAAAAAAGCCTTAACCGATATAATGAGCAAATCAGAAGTTAAACAATTATATTTAACAATGAACGTTAAACAGAATACTGCTAGATTTAATCTAAAGAGCTTCTCTTCTTCTGAATTTGAATTCGAATCCTCATTGTCAATATACAATCCAAAAAATAAGAGGTTAGCATTTAGAATGCTTTAATTTGTTATGGCAATTCAATATTTTTGCTCATTAGGAACCATTTGTCACCCTGCAAGACTATTACAACGCATTCACGTTAAGACTGTATCCTATCCATTTGATTGGCTATTTACAGACGAAAAAATTATCATAGATGTATTAAACAATGATTTTAATAAGTTTATGGACAAATCTTATTATTTAGATGCTGCGCATAATTTCAATGATAATGGTTGTGGACACTCCGAATATCACGAGGATTTTTTCTTTCACAAGAACCCAAGAAAAGAAGAAGACTATTTGTACTATCAAAGGTGCATTACTAGATTTAAAAACATGCTACATGATAATGCAGATAAACTATTCATCATGATGTATGCACCAGGCACAACTAAACATCCAACTGAAGTTTATAAGCTATTTGAACAAGGCATAAGTAAAGAGGATATTATCGCTGATATTAGACTAAGAGGACAAAATCTTAATAATACTCTTATGAATTTTACTAACAACTATAAACTGCTTATAGTCATGAGTTTTGGTAATAACGACAAGCAATCATTCGAGTTAGATCGTAATGGAAACGTCGATTATTTAATATTAAATACGCTTGCAGAATCTACAGGCGTTACCTTTAAAGATACCCACACAGCAGACAATTCTTTACTTTCTGGTATTATATGCGAATATTACTTTAAAAAATAGATGTTCACCACATACTTTAGATATTTATTTTCAATTATTTTTATTAAATTGGTTATATGAAAAAGATTACGTACGGTGTCATGAAAACTATCGATGGCATCAAAATACATTACATTCAAGATCCGGGACAGAATAGAAAACCTCACAATTTGAAAGGCCCTGCAATGATTTATGCTGACGGCAAAGAGGAATACTACATAAATGGACTTAGAATGTCCCATTCTCAATTTTTATTAATTAGTAAAAAGCGCATCTACGACTCTGTGGCAGAAGAGGCTTAGTGGCATATTTATTAGAAAACTAGAAAACTATGAAAATAGCAATTAAAGGCGTTATCGTCTTATTTTTATTGGCAGGCATTTGGTTAATTTTTAAACAATTTGAAGGCGCTAGATTCCAAACAGAGTCTTACGAAAACACAATCGATTCTTTGGCCGTTCATATTGATTCCTTACATGTTCAGAACGATAGTTTAGAAACCGCTATCATTGACGAAGAGTACAAGAATAAAGTGCTAATAGTTAAATCGAACATTTTAAAAGACAATATTAAAGCTTTAAAAGAAGACAAATCAGAGTTAGAGGCAGCAGCTAAAATGCGACCTCATGAGATTGACAGCTTCTTTGTTGTTAGATACGCAGAGCAATATAAAGTTGAAACTAAGGACACAACCATATTACCAGTGCCGGTTTCAAAAGCAGTCGTAGTTGATTTGTTGGATTTTGATAGAACAAAGAATATTGTTTTAAATCAAGACAGCTTGATCACTAACTTAGAATCTACTGTAAATGGTAAAGATAAAGTAATTGTAACCTTAAGAACTAAAGAGGGCAACTACGAATCAATCATACAAAAGCAAGTTCAACAACAAGACAACTATAAAATTATGGTTGAAGGCTTAAAAGGCGACATTAAAAAATTGGACAGAAAAAATAAAATCAATAAGCTTACTAAATTTGGAATGGGTTTTCTAATCCTTGGTCTTGCAGTAACGCATAAATAATGGCAGACAGTCAGATTGATATAAAAGAAAGAATTAAGCACGAGTTTATAACTTGCGCTAAAGATCCGGTGTATTTCATGAAGAAGTACTACATGATCCAACATCCACAAAGAGGCAGAATGTTGTTCGATCTTTATCCTTTCCAAGAGAAGGTATTAACCTTATTTCAAAAACACCCCGAATCCATAATCAATAAGTCAAGACAGTTGGGTATCTCTACTCTAGTGTCCGCTTACTCTTTGTGGATGATGATATTTTCAAAAGATAAGAACGTTCTTGTAATTGCAACCAAGCAGGATACTGCAAAGAACATGGTTACAAAAGTTAGATTTGCTTACGATAACCTTCCAAACTGGATGAAGATTGGAGCGGCCGCAACTTCCAACAACGCGTTAAGTTTAAGACTAACAAACGGTTCTCAAATCAAAGCTGTATCGGCAGCAGGTGATGCAGGTCGTTCGGAAGCCGTATCTTTGCTAGTGATTGATGAGGCCGCGTTTATCGATAATATTGAAACCATCTACACTGCTGCTAAGATGACCTTGGCTACAGGCGGTGGATGTATAGCCTTATCGACTCCTAACGGCGTTGGTAACTGGTTCCACAAATCTTACACCGAAGCACAATTACAAAAGAATAGTTTTTTACCTATTTCTTTACCTTGGAGTGTTCACCCTGAAAGAGCGCAAGACTGGAGAGACAAGCAAGACACTGATTTGGGAGCTAGAATGGCTGCTCAAGAGTGCGATTGCGACTTTGCAACTTCAGGTAACACCGTAATTCCTCCAGAAATTTTAAGTTGGTACGAGGCCAATATGATATCCGAGCCAATCAATAGAGAAGGCCAGGAAAAAGCACTTTGGATTTGGGAATATCCCAAGCCCACCACGTACTACATGGTGGTAGCTGACGTAGCGAGGGGAGACGCAATGGACTACTCTGCATATCACGTTATAGATACAGAGACATTAACACAAGTAGCTGAATTTAAAGCCCAGACAGATACCAGGGTGTTTGCCAACGAGTTGATAGCAATAGCAACCAGATACAATCAAGCTTTATTGGTAATTGAAAACGCAAATATAGGTTGGGACGTAGTTCAAGGCGTGGTAGAGAGTGGCTATTCCAATATACACTTTAGCCACAGATCTGACAGTAACGCTGACTTAAACAGCTATTTACAAGTGCATTACGGGAACTCTACTTTGGTACCAGGATTCACCATGAGCACCAAGGTTAGGCCTTCGGTACTAGAAAAGATGAGAGATTTTATTGAAACCAAAACGGTAGTTATAAGATCGATTAGATTATTAGAGGAGCTTCGCGTATTTATATGGAAGAACGGTAAGCAACAGGCCATGTCAGGATACAACGATGACTTGGTTATGGCTTTCGCGATCGCTATGTATTTGAGAGAAACTTCTTTGAGATTTAAAAGAACGGCAGAAAGCCTAACTCACGCTACTTTAAATGCGTATACAAAAGCGGGAGACGATAGCCCGATGTACCAATCTTATACTAATTATGGTCAAAATCCATGGAAACAAGAGATAGTAACTCCCATGGGACAAGAACAACAAGATTTAACTTGGCTTTTATAACAATATAATATGGCAGAGAACAAACAAGACAATCTATTTTCGGCACTAAGAAGACTATTCTCCACTGATGTCATTATCAGAGATTCTGGAGGTAAGAACTTAAGCGTAATAGATACAGAGCACATCCAGACTTCTGGTGTAATTCAAACTAACTCGTTAATCGATAGATTCCACAAGGTATACACTACGTCTACTGCTTATGGAGTTAACCTAAATCTAGCGCAGAACTACCAATCATCTCGTGTACAAATATACGCTGATTACGATGCAATGGACACTGATGCCATCATCGCTTCTGCTTTGGATATTATCGCAGATGAGTGTACTTTAAAGAACGATCAAGGTCAAGTACTACACATTACTTCTGCAGACGAAAACATTCAAAACATACTAGAAAATCTGTTCTACTCGGTAATGAACATAGAATTTAATCTATGGTCTTGGATTAGAAACATGTGTAAGTACGGTGATTTCTATTTAAAATTGGAGATCGCAGAGAAGTACGGAGTTTACAACGTAATTCCATTTTCGGCTTACAATATTGTTAGACAGGAAGGCTTTAACCCTAAAAATCCAAACGAGGTAAGATTCAAATTTGATCCTAACGCTGCTATTAGTTCTACGACAGGATACACTTCGGCTTACAACAATCAAGATCCAGGAATTTGGTTTGATTTGTACGAAATGGCTCACTTTAGATTCTTGGGTGACGTTAACTATTTACCATACGGTAGATCTTACTTAGAACCGGCTAGAAAACTATTCAAACAGTATACTTTAATTGAAGACGCGATGTTGATTCATAGAATTACTCGTGCCCCAGAAAGAAGAACGTTCTACGTTAACGTGGGAGCCATTCCACCAAACGAGGTTGAGAACTACATTCAACGTATGATTGGTAAGATGAAGAAGACTTCTCTTATCGACGCTCAAACTGGTCAATACAACATGAAGTTCAACCAACAGAACTTATTGGAGGACTTCTTTATTCCAGTTAGAGGCAACGATCAATCTACTAGAATTGACACCGCAAAAGGCCTTGAGTACAACGCTATCGAAGACGTTCAATACTTTAGAGAGAAACTATTTGCTGCTCTAAAGGTGCCTAAAGCATTCATGGGATACGAAAAAGACTTGACCGGTAAAGCAACGCTAGCCGCAGAA